TGCTAAATCCTTTTGAATTTCTGCTTCCGCTTCCATGCGGTCTGTCTCAGCTTCGAATTGGTCAATGCCTACCTTTTGCCTATCAAGATTTAATTTCTGTTGGTCTATAGCTATCTTGGCTGCTGCTTCCTGTTGGTCGGCTTCTAGCTGTCTAATTCTATCAACCGCCATCTGTAATTGCGCTACTAGATTTGCTTTCTCTGGGTCTTCTGGCTGGCCTTGCGTTATCTTTTCTAATCGCTTGGCTATTTCATCTGCTCCCGGCCAATCTAAATTCTTGGCGAATATATCCCCGATTATTGGGGCTGCTTCTGGGAATACTTTTAATAATTCCATCATCTGCGTTGATGCTTCTTCACGTCTTGATGTAAAACTTGGACCTGACCTTACAACTAAATCATATTTACCTTTAGTTAAATCGTAAACACGGGCTTTCATTTGACCCATTTCGTCCATTACAGGCTGACCTTGTTCGTCCATCATTGGGATAGGCTGATTTACCTGTACGTTTTCTGGTGTGTCGTCTTCACCTAAAACCCTGATTATTCTTTCTCCAGAATACACATGAGGTATTAAATCTAGGATAATTTTGCCAGCGTGCTGTATAGCTCGATTTAAATTATCTATAAAATGAAATGTTGAGACATCACCCTCACGTTGTCTCGCCATGATTGCCCGTCCTGATGTCTCGTTCGATGGCGCTCCCATACTTGCATCAAACATACCCAGAACTTGTTTCATGTCGTCTGATGCGTTTAAAGCCTCTTGTAATGCCCCAGCAGGTGGACCAGCAAAAGGTTGCCTTTGTGGGGGTACATTTCCGTCATATTGTAAGTATGGGTGGCTCTCTGTGTTAGCTGTTGCCCATTTATCGCCATCTTCATCAAAAGCCCCTACTGGACCAACAAACGGAGCTTTAGGTGCGAGTGCTACTAATTCCGTTGATGCCGTTCTCCAATAGTTATATATCCTCTGTGGGTCTTTAGCATCTCGTATAAGGGATTTAAAATACCTCTTGCCTTCAACCCAATTTTCTTCGCCGTAAACTGGTATAATTGGAATATACATTCCCGGCCAGTCTATTTCCTCTAATACTTCCTTACCGCTTAAAGTATATCTTTTAACCTTCCATGATTTTACTGTGCGGTTGTTTTCTACGAATACTTGTTGAACGTCAAAATAGTCTTTCTGTTCTTCGTAAACACTTTCATCTATTACTTCGCCATTGCTTAACAATACTATAGGGCGGTCAACTTGCTCTCTTTTCCAATAGTCAACAACTCTAACAGCGTCTTCACTGAACCAATCCAAGTCTTGGTCTATTTCATAATCGTCATTCCAATCCACTTTTTCTGCTTCTGGAAACTCTGCTTCAAACTCTTTATGAGTCATCATATCGGAAACAAAACCTACGTTCCAATCTGAACTATCGGCTGCGGTGCTTCTTGGGTCTCCGTAAACTGTAAATGGGTTCGCTACCCTTTTAATTAAAATATCTTGCTCGAAGGTATCGTTATAAGCGTAATCAACATCAATTAAAAAGTAGCCAAACCCTCCAGTTACCGCATCAATAAGAGCTGTGTCGTATGCCTCATCTGAGTTAGAACTTATTTGAATATTTCTTATAAGCCCATTTAGTATCTCGGCACATTCTGGGTCTGCGTTATCGTCTACAGGAAACACTTTAATGCTAGGGGTGTTTAGCCTTGCATCGTTAGTGACCTGACGAATAAAGGCTGGCATACGATTAATAGTTAAAGTTGGTCTGCCTTCTCTAGCCCTCTTGCTTCTATCGGCTTCATCCCACTGCTCACCTAATCTCGCAAAACGAATATCTTCAGACGCATTTTCCCTGTTATCTTCTTCTGCTTCCTGTGCTGTTTCAAAGGCTTCTTTGGCTTCGTCTACAATATCACTCAATTTACATATCCTTTGCAATACCCCAAGATTGATCGGGTACTCTTATTAATTCGCCGTTCCTATTATAAATAAGATGAGGCGTTGCAGTTATAGAAATTGTGCGCTTCAATTTCTCATCACTAATTCTGTTTTCGTAATAGACAGATAAAGGTGGTGATGGTGGAACTGGCGGTAATGGCTCAATCATTTATCCCATCCATGACGCATTTACGTTTTCTCTATGGTCCTTTTTAGGTTTTTGCCTGTTTAACTTAGGAAACAACTCAGTCATTGCCCATACCATTGCATCAACTCTGTCTGGTGAGCCATCCCCTTGATAGCCAGCAGATGTAACCTGACACATTTGGGTTTCTAGTTTGTCAAAGGTTCCTACATGACTAACACGCCCTAATTGATACAAAGCTGAGATAGGTTCTGCTCTAACGTGTTTACCTTTTGTCGCCCTGACTTCAATAATTCTTATTCCCGGTCTTACGCTTTCTAAAGTATGGCGAACCATATCGCCACCTTGATTAATTTCAATCACTATAGCATCAGCAGACCACTTGTCATAAGCTGCTATTGTTTGTTCTGCCCACTGCTTCGGGGAGCCATGCCTCGATAAATCGTCAAGCACATAACCCCGATTATCTTCACCAATACCGCAAACTATAATGCCGTGTTCGTCCCCACCTTCCTCGCTTACTGCTGGGTCTACCGCTACTACAATGCGGTTCATTTCAGGTGGGTCAGACCTTCTGTGAGCGTGTATCGTAGCCCTATCCCATATTGCGCCCTTAACTCTCGGCTCATATTCTCCATCCCAGATGTGAGCATATCGTTCTACATTATGCTTTTTATCAAATAAGCGTTCTTCTTCTAATTCACTTGGGAAAAATTGATTGCTGTCATAATTTGATTTAACAACTATCGCATTTTCTGGAATATTCTCTGACCTTAAAAATTGGTCAACAGCGTCCGTTTCGTTTCTAGGGTTCCAAGAAAACCAAATTTCAGACCCTTCTGCTCTAATTGTGGGTCTTAATAGTTCAAGCGACCTAGCCGATAAATTGCTGGCTTCTTCCACCCAAGCAACGTGTATATTTTCTAAACTCTTTATGCTTTCTGCTGTATGGTCTTGCATACCAGTGAAGCTAATCAATCCATCTCCGGGAGTCTTTATTTGGTTTGTTTGTACGCTAAACTCACCACCTAAATTCAACCTATCTATAGTATCACTTACTAACCTTAGTGCACTTTCTTTCAAAGAGCGTTGAACTTCCCTGACGCAAATTGCTCGGAAGCCTTTTTGACTCACCGCCCTGATAACAAGCATTGTGGCAAAATTATGGGACTTGCCTGAGCCTCTACCGCCGAACGCCCCTCTGTATCTGGCTTTTTCTTCCCACAGTGGTTTAAATACTTCTGGAACAATATGTTGGGTCATTCAAATTTTATTTCTACATTGACCCTTTGGTCTAATTCGCCCGATAACTCTGTTTCTGTTTTTTCTGACCAACGCATTCGAGCCTTAGACCACCATATTGCTGCGCTGGTATCACCATTAATAGCTTTGTTATATAACGTCCCACCTATCTTTGCGTTCGCTTTAATAGATGCTGTTGTTATTTCTTCTTCATAATATTTACGCAATGTTTTGGGGTCAATGCCTATCACCCTTGCTATGCCATCTTGAGGTATTCCTACAGCAGCCATTTGCTCTACTATCTTTCTTGATTCGTCATCAGGCTTGTGCGGTGGTTTTGTTTTCATTTAACGTCTCTTTTATTGACGGGAAATTCTTTGTTATTCTGGCTTTTTTATCTTTTTTCTTTGGTCTATAAGACGCACCTCTGGAAATTTGCCTTTTTTTGACGTATTTCTTTTGCAAAAACTAGGGAACGTCTTTAATAGCCATTTCACAGCTTCTTCTTCATAAGCCACAGTTCTGTAAGTTTGACACCCACCTTCTTGAGAATAATATTTAGTTTTAGGCGCAACATAATTAAATCTACCAACACCGCCATCAGCTATATAATATCTTATACTTCGCTCGTAATCTTCTTTGGCATACTCTGGGTTTGTTGCCACATAGGCTTTTTTTTGTTTGTTGTTTCTCCAACCATAAAAACAAGCTACAATAGGTTTTAAATTAAAAGTCACCTTGTGGCTTAAAAAAAACGGATTTAAAACTGGGTTCACACCCCACATATCAATGTTTTTTGATAAACAAATATTAAACGCATTGTCAACAAACTCACATAGATTCGTTAGCGTTGTAGTTTTTTTATCATTGATTTTAGTTTCAACGCTTTGAATGTCATCATCAATACCCAATATCAAATCGTTCTCTTCATAATAGTCAACGATAAAATTTCTTTGAGTACTTATATGTTTTTTATTAGTTATAATAAAATTTACTGGATAATCTTTTAACGATTCCTTATATAAATTTATCTCATCTCCGTCAGATAAAAAAACATCAACTTTATTAAAATCAATATCAGTTTTGTTTAAATAATTAAATGTTTTTTCTTTGATTGCTTTTGATCTTTGTATTGATGGTATGGCTATTCTAAAGTTCATTTAATATACTTTCTTTGATTTTTTTAGCTTTTTCCAACTCCCAATCATCAGCGATTTTTTTAGTATTTGTTTTGGCTCTTTCTAATTCAAAATTAGAATCCCCGCAATTTATTAT